ATGGCAAGCATTCGAGAGCGCAAACGAGCAGATGGGACCACCTCCCACGCCGTGCTTTGGCGCGATTCTGACACGGGCAAGCAAACGTCCTACCCATGGGACAGTGAACATGAGGCCGTACGCTTCAAGCGCCTGGTTGAAGCCAATGGCAATTCCCTCAGTGCCGTGGAGAAGATCCTTGAGAAGGTATCTATTGGCGGCCCAACGGTTGCCGAGAACTTGCAGCGGCACGTTGAGCTTCTGACGAGCGCGGGACCTGACCAGATTAAGCGCTATGGCGCGGCGATTGAGAACTACTTCAGCGAGCGCCTCGGTAAGCTGCCTGTGGCCGCTGTCGAGCATGAGGACGTGGTGCTTTGGATCAAGTACATGCAAGCCACCACATACAAGGGCAAGCCGCTGTCGGCTAAGACAATCGCGAACCACCATGGACTCCTGTCAGCGTCTATGGAAACAGCCATCCGACTCAAGCGCAGGCCTGATAACCCATGCCGGGGGATCAAGCTACCCAAGGATGATGCCACCGAAGAGAAGATGTACTTCCTGAGTGCTCAGGCATCGCTAGACATAGTCAAGGCACACCGCGACCGGTACCAAGTGTTCGTGGCCTGCCTGCGGGCTACTGGGGCCCGCTTCGGGGAAGTCACGGCCTTCTACGCGGAGGACTTCCAATTGGACGGCACGACGCCGTCTGTGCGCGTCGAGCGTGCGTGGAAGCGTGACGGTGACAATCGGTTCTACATTGGTCCGCCCAAGACTAAGAAGTCACGGCGGACCATCAGCCTCCCGCCGTCTTTCGTCCGCGATCTTCGGCCAATCGTGGAAGCCACCAAGCCCGGTCAACACGTGTTCCGGACCACCTATGACGGGCCGATCCGTCACGCTACCTTCTGGCAATTCTGGAACGAAGCAGTTGAGGCCTTGGCGTACCCGAAGGATGACCGCCCTCGGATACACGACATGCGCCATACGCACGCATCGCTAATGCTGGCCGGCGGAATGAGTATCTACGAACTTTCTAGGCGGCTCGGCCACGAGAGTATCCAGACCACAATTGATCGGTACTCGCACCTTGTTCCTGACGCCCATTTCCGGGCGATAGACATTGCAGAGAAAGCACTGGAAGCCTGAATCAAGCGAATGGATCCTTCTGTGGTTCGCCTTCGTTCCACCATTCGGCCTTCTTGGCCTTCCGCTCCCGCACCCAGGCGATGATGTTGGCGACGTCGTCAGCGTGCAGCATGATCCTGTTGTTGCTGAGTCGGGTGCAGTGCCCCGATTCACGGCAGTAGCGCCGGAGTTCTGTCTTGGTCATGCCCAGCTCTGGGGCTACTTCCTCCGGCGTGCGGAAAACTGGAACCGGCACGCTCATGAGCGAACACTCGGGGGCTCGGCTGGCAACTCATCCAGCCACTTAGCCAGATCTTCCACCCGGATAACCGCTTTAGTGTTGGCGTATCGGGCCATAAGGTTGCCGTCATAGACAGCTTGCTTCAAGGTACGAACGCTGTACCCGCTGGCCTCGGCCGCTTCATCCCACGTTAGGGCAAGTTTCGGAACAGTCATGCCCTCGATGGTAGCCCTCTGAGGCGATAGCCTTCTACGGATGTTGCCCGCCAACTTTAGGAGGTTACTGTGGCTGAAGAACGCTCGTACATGACTGCCCAGGACATGGCATCCAAGTACAAAATCACGCCTGACACCGTGCGGCGCAGAGTCTTGGATGGCGCTTGGCCATGTGATCGCATCGGCCGGCTCTACCGATTCTCCCCAGACCAGCAAGACGAGATAGCTGAGATCGTTGCCGGGAGTCGTGCCATCCCATACGACAAGACGTTAATTGCGGCTGCACTCCGAAGGCTCTCCGCGGATGCCTGAATGGAAAGATTTCAAGCACGCCAACTGCTGTCCGTGCCACACCACCCGCAAGCTGGCCTACACCATCGATGAAGCAGCGGAGCGCGTCGGAGTAAGCCCGCGGTTACTTCGTGCTCACCTAGACCGGCACTACCTTGTGGCCCGGTATGTGAACTCCAAGCCGGTCATTACTCATGAAGAACTGGTGGAATGGCTAAACAACCTGCCAACCGAGCCGAAGTGAAGACACACTGGGCGGTAGGGTTTGTGAAACAACGCATCACTTTCTGGGGGTTTATCTTGAGGCGTCTCTTCGTCCCGCTTGCCATCGTCCTTTTCGCAACGTCCTGCGCGGCGCCCAACGCTTCGTCTGAGGTGTCCGGGCCGCCAGCCGCAGTCAGCGAATCTGCAACTCCCACTCCAACGCCCGAGAAGGTTGATGTTGCTCAGTCGAAGTCTGGAAAGACCTCAAACGACATCGAAGTTACATTCATCGGGACGCGGATAGCAGAAGCCTCAGAAATCGGTAGTGACCCTAAGCCTGACATGGTCCCGGTCGTGGTCCAGTTTGAGTATCGAAACGCTGGGTCCGAAGCTCAAAAGCTACAGGCCGTTCCGCTGAATGTGCTTTACGGTGCTGACAAATATCAGGCCAAGCAGCCAACCCTTTATCAAGGCGGAACAACTCGGACCGAGTTGCCCAAGCAGATAACTCCTGGTTCCGTAGTGAAAGTGGCGGACACATACTGGGCGCCAGCCGGATCTGAGCTAACTGTGGAGGTCAACCCTAGCGGCCCATCCTCCGGGGAGTTGCCGGTCATTTTCTCCGGAATACTCGCGAAGTAGCGGCTCCTAGGAACGAAAAAAGCGCCCCACCCTCGGTAAGAGAGTGGGGCGCTTTTGATTGACATCAGAGAGTTTTGACGCTGATGTCATCCCAAGTGGTATCCGCTTGGGCGGCAGGGTTTGTGATAGCGAATCCCTGCTTGGTAGCGGATGCATGGTAAGACGATGTTGCTGTCCCGACTGTCACACCATTGACCTTGATGGCATAGTTGCTGCCGTTCATCGTAACCTCGATGACGTCCCCGGGTTGGGAGAGTGTGGTGAGCGCAAGGATGTCTGTGGACGTGCCTGCCACGCGGCGTGAGAGCCGGTAATGGAGGTCTGATCCGCTGACCCGGTACAGCAGGGACACGTAGTTGTTGGCGTCCACGTACCGCAGGAGAACGCCAGCTTGACGCGTAGAATCCATGCCGGAAGCGGTGACTTTGACAACACCATCAGAGATGCCAGAGTCAGCCACAACGTAACCAAGTGAGGTCGTTCCACCAGTAACCTTCGCTTTGTTGCCTGCAATCACTCCGGAGTATCCGCCGGCGCCTTCCGCAGCCCAAGTCTTGGCTCCAACAGATGTCGTTCCCAATGCGCCGTCAGCGCGGTTGAAGTCGTCCGAGAACATGATCGTTCCGGAAGGGACGGCCGCCCCCTCGAAATTGTCCCTGACGATCTGGGACGCCATCGTTTGCGTGATGTTCAGAGATGCTGCGAGGTTGCCCTGCAAGTCGTTGTCCGTGATGCGTGGACGGTTCGCCACTAGGCCTGAGCCGACGATGGAGACAGCGTTCTGCTGGGTCTTGGACACCTGGGTGTCGGTGATGATGTTCCCAACGATGGAGACGTAGTTGCTGGGTTGGCTGATGTTGATGCCGTCCCGTGTTTCCCCAGCAGGGTTCTGCCCGTTGTCGCGGATCCTGTTGTGGTCAATCTTGAGCCTGTCAGTATCGGTCCTGACACGGATGCCGGAAGAACCGTTCCGGAGAATATCGTTGTTGGAGATCGTGGTGTGCGAGGACTTAGCGTCGGTGATGTAGATGCCGTTCTCGGTGTTTTCGATGATCGTGTTCCCCAAGAATGAGTAGCCCTGGTTCGGAACCTGCCACAGCGCAACACCATGCTTGTTGCCCCAGATCTGAGCCCCGGATACGTTCCCGTCCCGCCCTGGCATGTTGCTGGACGCACTCGTCCCGCGCACCGAGATGCCGGCGGTGGCATTGTTGTAGAAGCTCCCGCCACTGATCTGCAGACCTACCGAACCTGAATCCTGGACGCCGGTGGTGTTGCCAGAGGCAACGCAACCGATCATCACATAACCCTTGGACATTTGCGGGGTCAGAATCGTGGAGTTCGAGAGCTCCGTGAAGAACCCGTGCGAGAAGTTGTCACGCGCCTGGCAGTTGATCATCATGAGCGATTCCTCGGCGAGGAACCCAGTTGCCATGCCAATCCCGGCTCCTGTGGCGAATGCATCGGCCCCATCGGCAAAGACGCGCTTGCCGCGGCCGGCGCGGTTCGAGATGACATCCTTGTAGACGGAATCGAACAGCCGATCATTGCCGAGCTGGGTGGCCCAAGAATCGAACAGGTGGACGTTCTCGACCAGCATCCGGCGAGCGTTCTGGATCTTGAACGCTTTCACGTTCGCGTCATACGCCGTGTGCGACTGGTTAATGCAGTCCGCGGTGAAGTTGGTAAACGAGGTGTCATCGATCGTATCCAACGGGTTCCACGCCCCGCCCGTAACGATTGTGGGCGCGTCAAAGAGTGTAGTGCGGCCGAAGGGAAGGAGCCTGGTTTCCTGGACGCTGGCGCCGTTGATGCCTACGCCCGTTTTCCAGTTGAGCTTCGTGTCAAAGCGGTACTCACCGTTCGGCACATCGATGACGTATCCGCGCTTCCGCCCGGGCTGCGCGATGTACTGAGCGCTAAGCGTGTCGACGGCCCGCTGGAAAAGCCAGGACATGGAGCTGCCAGCGTTGCGGTCAAGAGTCTCGCCAATTCCAAGGAACGAACGAATGTCGATCAAATAGGAGTTGAGGTTCGCTTCGGTCCGGATTGCGGTGTTCACGGCCGCCCGCGTAGATGAGGCGGGCCCTGCCACGGCCGCAGCTATTGCAGAGTCCGCAGGAGCGCCCACAAGAGCCGCGGAAGCCGCGGCTGCCACGGCTGCTGACTGCGCGTCGCTGACTGCGCCGGCTAGAGCTTCAGAAGCAACTTCCGCAGCATTCGCGCCAGCATTAGTCGCTTCAGCTTGGGCGTTTTCTGCCGCCAACCGTGCGGCCACAGCCTCGTCCCGCACTCCTTGGAAGCTCGGCTTAGCGACCCTCAAACCACCGCCGACCATCTTCACCTGAGGGGAAGTGGTCACGAACGGCGGCACGAAAGCGTCAGCACTCGACGTGAGCGGGTTCGGTAAAGGCAACCCGTTCAAGTCCTTCAAAGCCAGTGGCGTTGTTTCGTTCTCATCCGTGACGTCGTAAACCGTGATCGCAGAATTCGCCGCACGCTGGAAAGTAAACGGGTCCGCTACAAGCTCGGACTCGTACGTGTAATCAGCCACTTAAAGCCTCCAAGGTGGTGGGTTAGTTCTTGCCGTTGTCAGGGGCGAGGAACGGAAGATATTTGCGGGTCCATTCGATGGCGCGTGGCATAGCAGCGATGCGGGCCAGTAATGCGGACGTCGCCGTGATCGTGGAGGCCGCAGCAACCAACCAGGCAGTGAACCCCGCCGGCAACTGATGGCCGAACGTATCAACGACTTCCTGCAGGATCGGGGGCAGAATCAGCAACAGCCCAACGAACGCCGGGATACCAACCTGAAACGCCGTCCGGATGGTCGTCTTCCACGGATACCGGGCCTGAGTCGTATCGATTGCGGAATGGTCGCCCATCAGTTGCCACCCTGGCTCAGGGTCACAGTGGTGGTGGCTGTGGCTTCGAGATCCGCCAGAGCCTCGGCAGCTCCCGCCTTGGAAGCCGCCTTTACGGCTTCAAGGTCAAGCGCCGAACCCGGAGCGCTTGTGACTTGCTTGAGCGCTTCCAGAAGGCCCGCGTTTTGCCCTTGGATGCCTGCGAGCATTGCGGGAATCGGGCCAGCGACTCGCTTGCCAGCTTCGCCGCCACGCAGCCAGGTCCAAACGTCACCAACCTTGTCCGCCACATCAGCCAGCCCGCCGCGGGTCCGCCCGCCAGTCTGCCCATCGAGGGCAAGCTGATTCAGCATCAGCGTTGTGTGGTCGTTGATTTGCTTCACTTCTGCTGCGGACAAGGTGTCCTCCTTGGGTTCGATGGTGATGATTTCGCCGGCGGGCCCGAGAGATGCGGATCCTGCTTCGTCGTCCCAGTAGTCCGTCATGTAAAGGCGAGGGTTGACGCGGCCGTAAGTGTTCGTGTTGAGGTTGAAGTTGTACGGGAGCGCCCCGACGTGGCAGTGAGGCCCGGTGCTGACCCCTGTACCGCCGTCACTGTTGCCAGTGAGAGCGATAATCTGACCGCGCTTCACTCGAGCGCCGTTCGCAACGAGGATCTTAGACAGATGCCCGTACTCGAAGTACGGGGCAGTCTCGCCCTCCATGTTCAGGACAACCATGAGCCCGCCGTAATTCAGGTTCCAACCGAAGTTGTCCGCGTAGGTGTCATCGAACTGGCCAGCGAAAGTCACTTCGCCGTCACCAGCCGCCCGGACAGGCGTGCCGATCTGGGTAGCCCAGTCGTCACCGTTATGTCCGCCGGGCGGGTTCGGGCCCCAATTCGGATTAGAGCCGAAGTCCTGTGACCGGCGGATGCTGCGCGGGAAAGGTAGTAAGTAGCCCATGGTTATCCCTCGTCCTCTTCCTTTTGATCCAGAAAGTTTTGGATCACTCGCGGGATTTTCGGCGCCGGCGGCCCAAGCCCCTGCTCGATATGCATGTTCAGCCGGAGAATGTGCGGGATGTAGACCAGATCGCGGGCCTCGAAGCCATCCATACGGCGGCGCATCGAAGCCATTTCCTGCTGCATCTGGTCAATGAGCGCATTTTCGGGTTTGCCTTTGTGCTGGATCTTGGCTGTCAGCCACATGCCAGCGAGGCCGATAATGCCAACGATCCATGGAGAAGCCACAGCCCAGTTGAAGTCACCCATTAGCGTCCTCCAACGGTGGCGTGCGCTGCCTCAGCATGTCCTGCAGCGCGGTCACCTTCAGTAGGAACCCGAACACCAGACCTGCCGGTGTCAGCCAGCCAATCGCTGCGCTGATCAGATTGAACTGCGTGAACCCGGTCACGCCCCACATGATGGCGTAACCGATACCCCAGGCTGCCGCCAGACCAACAACGGCTGACAGCCCGTGACGGGTATGCCGGTTGACCATATCCGTGATGCAGAGGACAGCGGTCAGGCCCCAGATAGCGGCCCAGCCGCCCAGCCAACGCCCGTCCGTGGTGATGATGTTCTGCGCTTGCGACAACGATTCCGGGGTTGCCGTAGCGTAGTAGAGAGCCCGGGTGGCCGCGTAAACAGCCGCCGAGGTGAGGGTGATGTTGCGGCCGATGACCACACGCCGATGCGCTTTGAGTTCAGTCATCATCACGCCGCCGGCCAGCTAAGGCCGTCAAGGGAGATGTAGAAACCATTCGCGCCCGTCTTAGGCAGCACAGCAGTCTTCGTGCATTCCCACTCCACAACACCATCCGTGTACACGTACACGGAGACAACGCCAAGCTGCGGGGACGACGGCGGGGTGAAGATCTTCTGATACGGAGGACGATGCCCAGCCGCGACATCACCAAGCTTGTACCGGAACAACGTCTTATCCACATTTATGCTCGTGGCCGTGGTCCCGACAGCACCTTCGGAATACACACGCCCAAAGTCGTGCTTCTCCGTGTGGACGCTCGGATCGTACCCGCCACCAAACGGACCATAACCGGCCGCCAACACAATGGGCTGCACCTGAGCCCCCGTGGACGTCCAACCCGGGGTGTCATTCGTTCCGAGCTCGTACCGCCACGTCGCCCCACCAATCTTGATGTGAGCGCCGATACGGGCAAGGTAACCGAGCACAAGGACGTCCTTGGCAACAGCGCCACCGTTGCCAGCCCACACACGCAGGTCAACAATCGCAGTCGGTTGCGTCTGGCCGGCCGTGACCTGCACCAAAGCAATAGGCTGGTCATCGATCCCGCCAGGCGCCGACAACCGGCCGCCAGGGATGGACTTACCAGTCCCACCCTTCACAATCACGAACTTCGTTTCGCCGGCGGTCGGGGTCCAATCACGACGGACTGCGATGAGGTCCCAACGCACACCGGACACAATCGCGTCCAACTGCAGCGTCTCGTTCGTGTTCGTCTTATCCGTGACGCCGAAGCCCCAACCGAAGCCAGGAGCCACGGACACTGTCCGGTCAGCGCCAGTAACGGCAGACACTTTCCAGTGCCCGGCTTCCTCCACCCCGTACGCGCACGCCCCAATCACGGGGTGAGCAAGAGCCCAAGCATCCTCGTTGTACGGGTTCGCCGCCGTTGTGTCGTACCCATGGGAAATGAAAGTCACAGGCATCAGTGACGCTCCTGATTCCGCTGCCCCTTAGCCAAGGCAGCAAGTCGTTGCGCGATGATGCGCGATGGCTGGTTAGTCAATTCGCCGATGGAAGGATCCACGCGGGCATAGTCCTTCGACACCCAAGTCAGGGTCACTTCTCGGATTGTTTCCGTGATGATCTGGCCGCCGCCGATGTCCACCGGTACGCGGTCCCCGACGCGGAACCCGCCCGGGCCGCCGTACTGGAAGATCCCAGTGCCAGCCAGCTCGAGTGAGAGCCCGTTCTTGCCTGCGGTTTCGTCCAGGGTTTCTTTGCCGCGGGCGTCAAGTACGGAGTCGGTGTTGTCGTCGCGGGCGTCCCTGAACGTCTCAGCGCGCATCCCGTAGAGGGTTTCGCGGGCGGGGTCCGTCACTACACGGAACTTCCTCGCCGTGCCCTCGCCCTGCCCGCCGACAACCACCCGGGAGGATGTAGGCCTGCTGCGTGTCCACTTCGTGGTCTTCAGCGTCCGGCCCTTCACAGACAGCTTCCGGGGGAACGTGCGCGGCTCATACACATCCAGAACAAGTGCGGCGCCCTGCTGCTGAACCGTAACGCCAAGTCCGGCCAGCTCCACCGCCGGGAACATCTGATCCATGAGTGGGTGCATCCGAAGAGGCACACCGCCCGGGACCACGGCCCCGCGGTTCAGATTCGGCGCAACAGCCAAGCCAGGCACGGCCAGACGGTTCACGCCGTTCTCCGTCACCGCTGTCTTGATGATCGACTCAGCAGTGCCCGTATAGGTCCGATACTCAGCCGCTGACTGGTTGCTTGCCGGCGACGTCGGGACAGGCCAACCGAGGATGTCCCGCAACACGCGGAAGTCATCCTCAACCGTGAAAGTCACATGCCCTGTCACACCGTCCGTCTCGCCCTCGTCGGAGACAATCGGGCCCGAGATTAGATGCTCACCCTTGAAGGACGTCTTGATCCTTGCCCCGTCCGCCATGAGCTCCGGCAAACGTATGTGCTCGAGCGGCACCGTGACGCTAAGGGTGGATACAAGGTTGTTCCGCACCGTCACAGACAGTGCGGAGGGGTTGCCGATCTGGCAGCGGAACAAACGGTTCTTGTCATAGACGGCCAGCCGAAAGATGCTCACCATGGCCTCCGATACAGGGTGGGCAGCAGCGCCTCAACCATGCCGGACCCTGAGAGGGTCAGCGACAGTGGCACTTGCGAGCCTGCAGGGATGGGCGGGAAGTCAGCCTCACCGAGATCCGCGGACCTATCGACCGGGCTAACCATGTCCACGCCAATGACCCGCTCAGACGGCTTCGAAGGAGCGCCTGGCTGGACCGTGTACATGGTCGCGCCGATCCTGTCCGGGTCCGACTCGATCACCAAACACTTGCCCGCCGGCACACTAAACGGCACCTCGACCACAAGCCCATTAACGCCCACGGCCGCCGTCGTCGTCTCACCATCAATGAACCACTTCGCGTACGACTCAACGTCGCCAGGGTTGTCCATCTTCGCTGACGACACATCGGCGCCCGAGCCAATGTTGAAGAGCTGCGGCCCGGAAGGATCAAAGAACGGCGCGTAATCAGCGTTCTTCCAAGACCTAACCTCTGGGTCGCCCTCCCAGAACGGCTGCTCGGCAACGAATGTGATCCCGTACGACTGCCACCCAAACGCGATGGGGTCATAGGTGATCGTGTGGTCGCCGTCGTCCCGGAACCTGAGCCGGATGGACCGCTTAGCGCCGTCCGGGTGGGTGATCTCCCAGACACCGGTGTCATCCGGGTCCATGCCCTTCCAAAAAGCGCGGTCCCGTTTCACCCAGTCATCTGAGCCGTCATCGTGGAAGATGTGCACGGGCCAGAAAACGCCCCGGTCAAGAACCGAATTGCCTTCATGCCGGGACCCGGCAACCGCCGGAGAGGACGTCGAATGCCGCTCAGTTGTGACCGTGCCCAGCCCACGCACCCCTGGCATCAAGAACAAGCCCGATGCCGGGGACGTGAGCGGCCACGTGACACCCTTCGCAGTCCACGACATATTCGCCCGCGTCCACGGATTCACCGCGGGTGCTGGAGGCCGGTAAGGGGTCGCGTAACTGATGCCCAAGGGGACTCCTTACTTATTGATGAACGGCGAGCAAGTCGCGCTGCCGGGTTTCAAGAACCCGCGCCATTTCGTTCTCATCCCTGACGTTGACCACGCCGATACTCACGCCTGGACGGTCCACACCGCCGCGGGTTGCGAGGCTGTGGATGTCGGCCCACTGCTGCGGGTTTAGGATGTATTCCGGCTTCTGGGTCCGGTTCATCACCTGCGACAACCCGGGAGGCAGGATGCCGCCCTGATCGTGCAAGTACGGGAGCCCAGTCGTGCCGGTGCTGTCCTTGCCGCCGTTGCCGGTAACAAACGCAACCGCCCCATCAAGAACCCTCTTACCAGCACCGATGGCCAAGTCCGCGAACGGGCCAGCCTGCGGGAACGCCTTCTTGAACTGGTCAAGCAAGCCGTCAACAATCGCAGCAATCGGATTCCAGCCACCAGACCCGGGGTCGCCACCGCCATCCAGATACTCGGCAGGGTTCTTGTAGTTCGGCCATCCACCGTTGAGCACCATGTAATGCAAGTGCGGGCCAGTGGAATTACCGGTCGAACCAACCTCACCGATCTTGGAACCGGCCGTGACCATCTGCCCCATCTTCACCGCGAACGATGAAAGGTGGGCGTACCAGGTTTGCAGCCCGTTCGGGTGATCAATGTGGATCTCGTTGCCGCCACCGTAGGATGACCAGCCAGCGGATGACACACGGCCCGGACCGGCGGCCATAACGGGCGTGCCCGTCCCAGCCGCGAAGTCCATACCGTTGTGAGTGTTGCTGAACGGCTGCGAAACCGTGGCATTCAGAATCGGACGAACCAAACCACCGGTCGCATACCCGGCCAAGGCGTTGGCCATGGCGTAAAGGTTCCGGACGCCAGCACGGCGGGTCTGTTCCTTCGTGAACACAAACTCACCGGCGTGCACGATGCCCGCAGGTTGCAGCCTGTGACCGTCGCCGGTGTAGCCACCGTCAGCGAACCCGGGAGGCAAAGCCACCCGTGGAAGCTTGGCCAAACCAAGCGCCCCGCCGATACCGTTCAGACCGTTGATAAGGCCGTCGTTAATGACCGTGTCCACCACAAACCGGACGGGAGCCTTAGCGATGTCCTGCAGCTTGTCCCACGCCGTCTTGATGAAATTCACGCCATCCTCGAACGCCTTCGGAATGGTCTTCGTAATGAAGTCCGAGAGCGCGTTGAAGACCGGCTTGACGACGTTCTCCCAAACCCAGGAAATAGCGGCGCCGATAGCATCAAACTGAGGCTTGATCACGTTCGCGTAGAGCCAAGAAAAAGCCGGGCCCAGAACGTTGTTCAGCACCCATACGATGGCATCAAAAATCGGTTTGATGATCGTTGTCCACCATGCCGAGATCAGCGCACCGATGAATCCGAAAACAGGCTGAATCACTGACGTCCACAACCACGAGAACGCCGGGCCGACGACCTTCGTTATGACGGCTGCAATAATCTTGAAAATGTAATCGAGCACCATCCAGGAGGCCTGAGCCGCGGACGAGATGAAACCGAAAACAGGCTGAATGATGTTCAGCCACAGCCACTCGAAGACCGCTCCGACGCCCGCGAAAATCGCCTGCACGGTTGGCAGCACGTACGTCTGGAACCACTCGACCGTCCCGCCGATGAACGTCTGGATAGCGCCCCACACGTTCGTCACGATCTGCTGGCCAAGCTCCGTCTGCGTGAAGAACCACACCAGCCCAGCAACCAAGGCCGCGATACCCACAACAATCAAACCGATCGGGTTCGCAAGCATCGCAGCGTTAAACGCCCACTGAATAGCAGTCGCAGTCGTCGTGACCGTGCGCCACAAAGTGATCGCGCCCGTCCACAACTGGAACCCAACAACCATCGTCCCGACCGTGATGCCCAGCGCGATCAGCCAGTCCTTGTTCTGGACCACCCAGTTACCAAAATCGCGCACAGCCGGAATAACCGACGTGATGATGTAGTCGCCGAAGCGCTGCAGCACGGGCAAGACATTCGCTTGGAACACATCAAAGGCCTGACGCGCCCAGTAAGCTACCTGCTCCATGAACCCAGGGAAACCAGAAGACGTTATGTCACCGTCGTTAGCCAGCCAAGCAGCGGTGAACGCTGTGATGCCGCCAGCGATCTCATCAAAGACAGTGCTCAAGCCAGATAGGAACCCTGTTGCCAGCGGCTCAAGCCAAACCATGACCTTGTTTCCGAAAGTTGCAAGCTTGTTCGCGATACCGCCGTTGAGGTTGTCGCCCATCCGGGCAGCAGCACCCTCGGTCTCACCCAAGGCACCCTGAGCCCCGGACAGCGAAGCAATGAACTTCGGGATGTCCTCCGTGCTCAAGTCCTCCAACGGGGTACCAAACAGAGCAAGAGCCGCCTGTGACTGCGCCACAGGGTCCTTCATGTTGTTCAGCCCGCCGATGATCTTCTGAAACGCCGCCGCGCCAGTATCGCCACCAGCAAGGAGATCCTTGGTCATCTGCGTCTGGCTCAGCCCAAGAGCCTCATACGCGCCACCCGTCGCCTTGGACATGTCCGTGGCGCGGATCGTGAATTCCTTCAACGCATCGCCGGTCTTGTCGATGCCGTACATGCCCTTTTCGGACGCGGCCACGAGCATGCCCATAGCGTCCGAACCCTTGATGCCGAGCTGCGCGAAGAAGGGCCCGTACTCGTCCACGGCGTCAATGACGTCTTCACGGACAGCGGCAGGCACCTTCTGGGCCGCCGCGGTGAGAAGGTCGAATGCTTCGTTTGCGTCAGACACAAGGCCGGTTTTCATCATCTGTCCGACAACCTGGGTAACCCGGTCCGTGTCAATCTCGAAAGCTTTGGAGAAGTTCAGCGCGTTCTTGGTTGCCTGGTCGAATTCAGCCTCGGACAACTCACCAATGCCGCCGATGCTGGTCTTCACCGAAGCGACAGCCCCGCCGATGTCCTCAAAAGACCTGGGCATGGTCGAGCCAACGCGCTTCGCGGCGTCGTTCAGGCCTTGCAGGTCCTCACCAGCGGCGCCGGTGCCAACGCTGATCTGTGTAGAGACGTCAGAAAAAACCGTCCCGACCTTGTACAGCGCCCCGCCGGCGGCCGCCACAGCCCCAACAGTGGCGGCCACACCGATAGCGATGGCAGTGCCGAACTTCTTACCAACAGAAGCGCCAGCCTTGTCAGTCTCAGAGCCAGCACCCTTGACGAGGGCAGGTCCGAAGTCCTTCATTGAAGGCAATACCGGGAGCCAAACAGTGTCCTGTGCCTGTGCCAAAGTTCAGCTCCCTTGTTTAGTTATGTGTTGGCCGCGGACGCCCGCTGCTGGGCTTCCTCAACCTCCGCGAAAAGAGCGGACAGTTTCATCTCTGAACGGCGTTGCGCTGCTCGCGTGAACGCAGTTTCCGGACGTGTGGCCGGCCGCATCCTGGGAGCCTTGCCACCATTCATCTGGATCGTTGCCGCGATTAGCTGCCCGATGAGGTCAGCAATCGCATCCAACCGGGCAACTTCGGCCGTGTACTCCGACAACTTCGGCCCAGACCCTTTAGACGGCGCATCGTCCTTGAACGACTCCGCAAGCTCGTCATCGTTCGCCATAGCCTCAGTTGTCCGGGAAGACGAAGGAAGCTGCCGGATCAGATCCGACAGCTTCCGCCATGACCTCTCGCCCCGGAAGAAATCGAGCAAGTCCAACCCCAACTCGTGGTGAAGGTCGTACTCAATCTCCGCCCCGTACCTGTCAACAACTGTGACTAGGTACGGGAAACGGCTTCCCCCTCCGGGCGGTATCCCTTGTTCATGAGAGCGCGGATCTTGCGCGGGTCCTTCTCGGTGATCTTGCCGCCGCTTGGGCCAACAAGGGTGACGTCTTCCGCGAGGTCGAAGAAGATCATCATGTCGGTAACCAAGTTGCTCATGGCTTCATGGCCCGCCTGGGAAAGGAGCTCTTCAACTCGCTTCCACTGCTCACCACAGATGGTCACTAGCATCGCCTCGATGTCCTGAGAGCGGTAGGCGCGTGCCCACTGGATAAGCGTTGCGCCAGTCGGGGCGCCAATGATGATCGTTTCGTCCTCGGAAACGGGGAGCTCGAACGGGTCGTGCGCTGCTTCAGCAACGTAGTCATCCCAGCGCTTGAATGTTTGGTTCTTTGCCATGGTGGTGGGCCTTTCGTTGCTTGGTTACTTGTTGGATGCGGGGGTGGCGGCCTTCGCCGGCTTCTCAGCCTCGACTTTGGACTTCCAGCCCTGAGCGCGGAGGTTGGTTGCCTGGACAGCGGTTTCGGGATCCCACTCGCGGGCGCCGTCGGCGGACACCAGGGTTTCGAGTTTCTTCGTGGCCATGAGGGTCACCTTTCAGAAGTCAATGAATGAGGAAGCGGGCCGATGAAAGAGGGTGGCCCCAGCTGGCCCACCAAGGAGCCGGGGCCACCAGTCATTAGGGAGTCGGAGCCGGGAAACCCATAGCCGCGTGATCGACACCAGGGCCGCCCCAGATTTCCCGGTAAGAAGTCCCGAACTGCTCATCGGTCTTACCGGACAGGGTTGCCGGGTACTTGATCTCGTCACCCTCAGACCACGCCTGCTCACCGTTTTCCGTGACCTGCGCCTTGGGCAGCCACTTGGCGATGTAGATGGCGTCCGGGCCGTCGCCGTCCTTGCCCAGCGCGAGGACACGCCACTTGCAAGAAACCGGACGGGCTGCACGGTCAAAGAAGAAGTTGCCCTGCGCGTCAGTCGTTACCGCGGTCAGATCGAGACCGTGGTAAACCTCCATGGTCAGCTTCTTCGATTCCTGCATCGTGAACGCCAAACCGGTGACGTCCTTGATGATGTCCGAGCGTGTGGGCTCGGAGTAGCCGTAGGACTCGACGTCGCTGGTCTCCTGGTCGCGGGACCAAGTCGCGCCGTCGCTCTTCGTGGTCATGCCGACAGGCAGGTAACCCGTTGGGATGACAAGCCCGGTCGCGCCCCAAATGGACGTGATCTCGGTGTCGTCGTCCTCCCACGGCTTCATGAAAATAGCCATCTCAAGGACTTTGCGGATGTTGGACGGGTTGTGGCCTTTGGCCTCAGTAAAGGTCGCCATGGCAGCGCTTCACCTTTCGTTGGTTGGGTCAGTACGTTTGGCGGAATTCGAGCGCATATGACGCCACGAACCTGTTAGTGCCTGGGTTTCGGTAGTCCACCCAAGAGGGCGCTGCTGCCGTGCGAACCCGATCCACTTGCACGCCGCCGACCTTCCGGCCATTGAGCGCGTGGAACCATTGGCGGACATCCTCAGAAAGAGTGGCCGCGGGGCCGTAAACATTGGAGAAACACTCCACATCGATCAACGGCGCATCAGTGATCAAGTCATCAGTGCCCGGGCCGCGAGAGATCCGAACAAACTTGGTCAGCGTTTCGACGTTGTCAGGGACCTTCGTGCCGCACTGGACACCCGGGAAGCCAGCGCGCAAACCTGCCACGAGGGCCTTCTCGATGTCCTCCCAGCGGCTCACCCCGCAGCCCCCGCCCGGCCAAGGATCCGGAAGCGTCCCATACGGCTCGTCCCGAACTCCTGATCAGCGTTATCACCGACCACGTTCACGAAGGGACGGCCGCCGGGACGTACACCAGACTCAGTAGTCACGCGCATGTCCACGCCATCACTGTCAGCCAACTGCTTCGCCCGGGCCTTCACCCGGTCAGCAACCACCTGCAACGCTTTCGCAACTCCGGGTTGCCGGGCCGCCTTCTGAATGAACTCGTAAGAGATTTCGATTTCAGCCATCATTGAGCTCCTGCCACTGATCAAAGGTCAGCAAGTACTCATCTCGACCCGTGTCGTTCGTTACCAGTTGCAAGCCGCCAGTAAGCATCAACCAGTCACCTTCTCCACAGCTGCTTTGATGAAGCCAGGAACAATGAACCCGCCCGGTTGCCGGCCCGGCTCGCCGTCAACCTGATACTCAATGCCTTCGATGACCACGGCGTCTGCCGCAGAGAGTGGAGCTTCGAGAGGCAGGTTCACCCAGTACCCAAAGACCTGCTGATCCTTGGCTGATGTGTCCTCACCCGATGTTCGCGGCTCGTACCACGCCTGCCATTCCTCATCGCGGGAAGGCCCAACGACAGGATTTCCATAGTCGTCGTACTCACCTTCAATGGGCTGGCCCCTGAAGCGGAGCGTGAGCGTCTGATCCATAAGGTTCATCAGGGACGCTCCGGAAGCTTGTACTTCGCGACGCTGTTTTGGCCACCGTCCGGCCCTGTGTCGAGCTGGATGGAGCGTCCGGCCAGGGACTCAGCCTTGACGCCGCCACCCTTGATCCTGCGCGCCCGGTCGGCCACCACAGACAGCAAACTGTCAGGGCATGTCTCGTAACCGTGCGTGAACTCGACCTCGATCTCTTCAGGCCAGCACCCGCTGGTCCGGCGAAGCACGCCATTCGGTTTGGCTTTCCAGCCCTCGACTGCGTTGCCATCACCATCGCGGACGGCAAGAACTTCCTTCACCTTCAGAGAAGGTAGAAGTGCGACAGAGCCACGGCCAGTCGAAAGCGTGATCGTCTCTGTCACTTCGGGGGCGATATGCCATTCGCACTCGTCGCGCACCTGCCCAGCCGCCGAGTTGACGACTGAGGCAGGAAAAGGGGCGCCAGGGAATCCAGTTAATGCTGTTGGGTCTAGCAATGGCTGTTCCACCATGACGCCCCTCCTTCCTTACTTGGTTTCTGCCGTACGGGCCTTGTTAGCCGGCGCACTCGCCTGCTTGACCTCGACAGCGTCTTCGCCGTAGCGTGCCGCGTCCTCAGCGTCCAAGAGCAACGTGTGCTCAATTCCGCTAATGGTTACGGTGTAGGGCTTCCTGTTATCAGCCATTTCTGAGTACCTTTCGATTAGGCCGGCGGCGTGTTGGACAGGGTGACCTTCACGGTCGCAGCGGGGATGCGGTTAGCCAGGGCCACACGCTCTTCGATGCGGGTCGTGATCAGGTTGTTTGTGAAGTCCGACGCATGCGAGTTGGTGGACTCAACGCGGACACCACCCTTGCGGTACACCGTCGAAGCGGTGTTGAAAGCCGCGACAGCAACCGTGCCAGCGGCAACAGCGGCCGTGACGATGGTGCTGATGCCCCACAGCGGCGGCTGCCATTCGATGTCGCCATTGCCGTACTGGCCCTGGAAGAACCCACCGCCGAAGTACTGGCCGTTGCCGTCCTTGCGGAGACGAAGGGCCTGGTAATCGATCGGGTTGATAGCGATGCCGTCAGCAGTCAGACCGGTAGCGGTCTGAACCTTGGCCAGTGCGCGGTAGATAGCGTCGGCGTTGTCGGTGTTGTTGGCTGCCGCTTCGGTCTGGATACCAGAACGGTTGAGCAGGCCCAGCACGTTGTTGCCGCTGCCGTCACCGTTGAGAAGCTGGTTCTCTTCTGCCAGTGCAAGCAGGTAAAGACCACGCTGGTTAATTTCCGAGACCCAGAAGTCTGCGTCTTCGGCCATCTCGTCCGTGAACTTCAGGAATCCGGCGATCTTCTTCAGAGCGTCAGTTCGCGTCGTCGGGTCAGTGAGGTGGAACTGCGGCTTGGCGCCACCTTCGGCCACCGTGGCGAGGCTGCCCTCGACAGCGCCCTCAACGAGGTAGCTGACGGCGTTGGAGCTAGGCCCAAGCGTTCCCTGACCGAGAAGGTCAGAAATGACAGGGCGGCGGAACGCACGGACAACTGTGCGGTCAAAGGTGGTAAGCCAAGGGGCGAGACTCGCCGGCGTGGCCTGCGTGTCCGTCGCTGCTTTAGCGTTCGGAGACCATTCCGGGGCGGACACCGTCGCGCCGCCGACCGTCTTGACGCGGGACAGCCCCTCCTGACCCACGGTCTTGACGAAGTGCTCGCCAAGAGACTTGGCAGGTCCAGCCTCGCGGTCACTGTCACCAGCCTCCGGTGCACCGTAGGAACCGAGGCGCTTCATCAGCGCGTCAGACTCGCCGGCAGCCTTGATCTTGGTATCGAAGTCGTCCACCTCAGCGAACTTCGCTTCGACAGTCGTCTGCTCTTCGGCGGTGAGGTCTCGGCCAGCGGCCTTAGCCCCATCGATGACATCCTGCGCCGCCTTCAGCGCGGCGGCGCGCAACTGCTTGAGGTTCACAGGGAACCCCCTTCTGCGCTCCCAGTGAGCGCGTAGATTTTTGCTTGTGCCGCCAGGCGTTCAACGGACGATTTCGACGGTTGCTCCTCGCCTGACGCGGACGACTTGCCCCGTGAAGGGTCCTCGTCGTTGGCGCCCGGCTTGGCATTGGCCTTATCGCTGGCTTTTTCCTGGTCGTTTGCGTTGTCCCCTAATGAATTGAGGACGTTCCCGATAGCGGTGTGCGCGGCGCGCAGCTCGCTCTCGTTCTTGGCCGAAATGGATCGGCCGGCCTTGCAACCCTCAGCGAGGGAATCTGTAAGCGCCTTGACGGCGACGACGCTCGTATCGGAATTGGCACCGATTGGGACGAAGCTAAATTCGTAGACGCGGAGCTTTCGAAGTTCTGTCGCTTTCCGTCCGTCCTCAAGTTCGACAGGGCCAGAGTCAAGAACGTCAAAAGCGAAGGAGAGCTGGGTGAGTCGGCGACCTTTGACTAGCCGGTAGACCTGCGGGCCTTTGGGTGAGTCAAGGTCGAACCTTCCCCTAACCCACCAGCCGTGATCGTCCTCGCCGTAGTCGCTAGCGCCAGCTACATAGAAGTCAGGGTCATCAAAGCGATGCCCAAAGAGTCCAGGCAGAACGTTTCCTGATCCTTTCCACTCAGCCAGGTTTTCAAGGAAAGCGCCCTTGGCAACAATGTCGCCATAGCTGTCAGGAGTCTTGGTGAAGGTGGAAGGGTAAACGATGAATTCGCCCTCTTCGAGCCCATCATCGGGACCAGCTTTGACAGCCTTCAGAGGGACTGACTTGATCTGCATGCGCCCTCCTTGGGCAATAGAAAAGGGCCACCCTTTCGGATGGCCCTTTCTGTGATATGTGGTTTTCAGTTGGTCAAGTACTCAACTGCTCTATTCAGCAGCCCAGGCTGATCTCGGAATTTGCCTAACCCGAAATTGCAGTCGCTACATAGAAGGCCGCGAACACATTTTCCACAACTCCGCTTGCCAGGGCAGCAGGTGTGGTCGTGATCAACGGACAGTCGCGGAGAGCCTTCGCTCGGAGAATGGCCACAGATGGCGCATCCACCGCCCTGGGCTTGCTCCATCTCCCGGTACCGCTCAAGAGAGATGCCAAACTTGCTGCGGTAGCGATAATCGAAGTAACGATCAGGTTCGTTCTTGCGAAGATCGTCTAGCCGTTGGCGGTTCTTCAGGACGTATGCCGGATTTGAGTCCCGCAATTTCTTGAAGCTAGCGCGAATGCACATCCGGCAATAGAAGGAGAGCCCGTCTTTACGTGACTTATTCTTCCCAAAATCCGCGTGGGGCTTTGATTCTCGGCATGCGGGGCATGTCTTGGTAGACTCTTTCATATCAGCACTCCCTAAAGTGTTGGTCACGCCCCCGGATTGTTGACGCAATCGCGGGGGTTTAATCCTTCCATTCTACCTTGCCAGCCCGACAATTCAGGTGATGATCACGACGGAGCACTTACAGCCGGCGACCTCGTCAACGTCCCCGCTGAAAGATCCCGGCCACTTCAGCCCGTTGCTGAACTTCTCGTCGATAGGGACTGTCTCGCCGTTTATGCGCTTGTGCGAGGAACGGGAGTTGCCAGAGTTGGTTTTCCACCGCTTCTTAGCTTCCGGCCGGGCCTGCTGTGCAGCCTCAACCATGCCGAAGCCAAGGAACGTCGCAGCCGCCGTCATGCCAGACTTAGCCGCCCTGGATTCCTCAGCCACATCAAACACATGGGCAAGGTCAGGCTCATCCTCAGCTTGAGCATCTTCGAGCGCTGACAGCGTGGTCGCGTTAACCTGCCCAGCGATCCTCTCGGCAACCTTCTCAAGGAAAGCTTCCGTCTGATCCACGTTGTAGGCGTACGCATCCTCACCCATGGCATCGAGCGCTGACAGAGCCGCAGCCTTGGTCACCTTCAGTGAAGCGGCCAAGATGTCAGCGGCGAGTTCCTTGTCCCAGCGTTCCGAGTCCCACCATTCGGGAGCTTTCGCGCCGACCGCGGACAGGACAGCCTTGCGCTGCCGGGCGAAGAACTTCGAGAACACCTCAGCCATAGCCTTTTGGTGGTCTTCCGGAACTTCCTCCGGTGCCTTGATCTCATACTCCGTTTCAGAGCCCTTGACCACAGCCTTGACCAACTGGAACTGAGCCGCCGCGAGGTTCTGAGATCCGGAATCAGACGGAGACGCTTGACCGCCAGCAACCACGTTCAGCGGCACAATCAGATCGTCGCCGCCCTCAAGCGCTGGAAGGTTCCGCATTGCACGGGCCTCGTTGCGAGTCATCCACGGGCCGCCAGTGGCGGTCTGCAGAATCGCGCCCTGTTCCTCGAAGTTGCCTTGAAGCTTCTCTTCGATGTTGAACTCTACGTAGAAACGGCGCCGTTCCAGACCCATGCGCGGGACCAGGAAGGAGTTGATGCGGTTCTCAATTTGAGCAACCAGAGGGCCGAGCGTGTCACCGTAGAGCATCTTCCGGAACTCGCGAACGTTGGAGTAGTTCGCGCCGTCGTTCTGCCCGATCATCGTCGGGTTCACATGGAACGCAGACGCTACCGTTGTCAGTGACAGCTTGGCGGCCTCAACGTACTGCTGCTCTGTAGCGGAGAAGTCGATGCGCTTGAGCTGCATGCCACCTTCGAGGATCGGCGTGCCGCCGGCCTTGGAACCGTTTCCCGTGTACTTGGAGTACCAGTCCTCACGGAACGCTTCACGCGCCCCATCTGACCACTGAGGCGCATCCTTTGGCCGCTCGATGACTGACGAAACACGTCCGCCACGCTTCCAAACCTGGGAACGGTACATCGCAGCTTCGACCTGCTCCTGCAAAGTCTCCCGCAGAGCGTCCACAGTCGGGGAAGAACCGTGCATACTCCCTGGGTGATAGCCAGGGAAAGCAAGGATCTTGTCCTTCGGGATCGTCTCAAACTTGCCCGGCTTGACGTAGACCTTGTATTCCTTGATTTCCCAAGGGTTCGCCATCACAGGCTCAACCCACGTCGGAGGAAGCCGGCGAATCATCCAACCAGACGGCATCTCCGAAGAGGGAGCCGCCCACCAGTACGCCCGGTCATACATTGCAAGGTCGCCAACGAGGGCGAACACAAGCTCGAAAGTCGTCATCTGGCCATCGACATCTTGAATCGACTGAGCCAGGACCCCATCGCGGTCGCGGCGCCGGTCAGTCTGATCAACACGCTCAAAAGTGTGCAAACCAAGCTGAGCGATGTTGCGGGCCAAGAAAGAAACAACAGTCCGGAAATGCGGCTGCGTGTTCCACATCTGGGCTGCAGTGAGGTTCTTCAGGCTGGCCGGGCTGATAACGTCGGCAAGATCCGAGCTCCCAAGATGCGTAACCCTCGGAGTGAAGAAAGCCGAACCACCTGAAACGTTGGAGAGGATATTCTGCCAAAAACTCATTCGGCCTCTCACTCTCCTTTGCTAAATAGACATAACGCCCTGCGTTTCGTAGTCGGATTCGGTACTCGCAGGGGTGAACTCCACGCCTGTAGCCCACGCCGCGAACATGGCAGCCTCAAGGGTTGAAATGTCCGACTCAGCGTTCTTTCGGCCTAGCGCCGAACGTTTGCCCACGTCTCGTTTCGTGGCTCCGGCGGCGGCATCATCAAGTTCTTTGGCCTCGAGGTAGAGGAATTCGCCCTCTTCGACTTTCGTTTCCAAGTTCGCGAACGCATCAAGCGCGTCACCTGTCGAAGCTGTATAGACGCGAACGTCAGCCTTCTCAAGATCCGGGATTAGGAAAGCGCCAGGACCGCGGCCGTCCACGACAATGTCCACGTCATATACGTCCTGCAGTTCCTTGCAACGCTTGACCACGCCGGCGGTTCCGGGTCCGTAGTGCAAGGATTTAACCCACACGCCCTGATCATCCGATGCAGCAGCAACGATGGCAGAACGCTTAAGATCGAAGGACACAGCCAACGCCAGAGCTCCAAGAGTGAGATCCGCTGGCCGCTCATCGCGTTTACCGGCAGCCCAGTTCTCAAATATGGTCACGTCGGACTCGTTGTCCCACTTGCCCATGGCCTCACGCCCGAAAGAACCAGGGACGTTCAGCGCCTTCTTCATTCGAAGCATGGCCGCGTCGTCCGTGCGGCCAGGGTAGGAAGGGTTCGCCTTTTTCCACTGCCGCCGGTCATTGTCGCTAGAGCCGGGATCCGCGGAGAACTCTACGTAAACCGTGTCCTCATCCTCGCCAGACAGGGCCTCACGGCGCTTGCCCTTGAAGATCTCGCCTGGGTCCTTGGGGCGCGGAGGTGTGCCGATGAAGAACAGCAAAGGGTTAGGTGCAACGTTCGTCGCCGGGACCATATCTTCGACGGCGGCCTCAGTGAGGATCTGCGCTTCATCGAACACTTCGATGTCAACGTTGTCGAAGCCACGGCCAAAGCCACGCTCACGGGCGCCGAACATGATCCGGGAACCGTTCGTGAAGTAGATGACCTCATCGCCCGCGCCCGTCGTAACCTTCAGGACATACGGGGCGATCTTCTTCTTACGCGTGAAAGCCTGCAGCTTCGCGAACGTCTCGCCGGCAGTCTTCATCCGGTGAGCAGTCCAAAGCACCGTCAAGCCAGGATGCAGCAGACACAGGCTGAAAATGATGAGCGCAACCAGATACGTCTTGCCGACCTGCCTCGGAATACTGAGGACCACGCCGCCAATACCAGCCGCAAACTTCCCATCAGCCCGCTTAGCCAGAGCCAGCCGGGCAATACCTTCCTGCCAATCATCAACACCAAGGCCAATCTCAGCAGCCTTCTTAGCCACCGAGGGCCAAGCTGTGGACACAATTCCCGAAGGAATGACCACGTGCCGGGCAATATCAGATAGCTTCCGCGTCCCAGGCTTCGTCTTCGACAGGTCCGCCATTCTCGATAGCCTCCTGCTTCGCCGATGCCTCCAACGCCTGGATCTCCTTCGAGATCAGGGAGAGCTGCCGGTGAAGCGCGGCTTTCGCGGGGCCCTTCTCTTCAGGCAGAGACGCCACAATCTCCCGACGCTGAGCCAGAAGAATCTCCAAGTACTTGCCAGACTCAATCGCCTGTTCGAGCGTCATCGGCTCGGGCTTCGGCTCCGGAACGTCCGCCTCAGTAACGGCGCGGAAAGGATTCGAGGACTTGCCCACCGCGCACCTCCCGCGTTAAGAAAAAAATGCCGTGAATAGAAATGACTACCGGGCGGGAGTCAAGGAGGCCGAGATCCCCAGCGATGGAGACCCCCTACCCCTACTCTTCGTCTTCTTCGGTCTTGGTGAACTCTGTGCCTTCTCGGTCCTTGTGTGGACCTTCATGCCCTGTCAGCCGCTCGCAAGGGTCATTGCCTTCGAGTGGGTAGGCGCCACACTCTGCGTTCTTGCAGTCGTGGTCGTGTTGGTGAGGGCCGCAGTAGTAGTTGCCGCAGCCCCAGTCCTCTTCGTTGCGCCATCCGTCTGGCTGTTCGCCGCAGAGGTAGCCCAAGCCGCGGTCGATCTTCGCGGAGCAGCCATCCTTGTCGCATGTGGCCTCGACGCCGTAGCCAGCTTCTCGCCCGTCAGGCAGTGTGTAGTATCCGTAGCCCATGTGGCTCACCAGTCCCTTGTGATGGTTTGTTTCTTTTGGTTGGTGACTGCTGCACCGTTGGCGCCGCCTGCTGCCCGGTTGCACTTGACGTGTTCGGGTCCGGTCCATGCGGTGCGGTCGTCGTTGTGGCCGAGGTCCCATGGGCCATCAGCCGCGATGTCTTCATTGCAGCGGAAGCACTTGACTCCGCCTGCTCGGACGATGGGTTCGAGTCTGGCTCGTTCGCGTTGGTGGGCTGCACCGTATCCGCGGGCTGTTGTTGACTGCGCCATCAGTAGTCGATGAGTGGGCCGCTGGATGTATCGAGGGCCGGGATGACTGACGTAAGCAGTTCCTCAGTTGCGCCTGCCGGGACATATGCACGGTCGAGGCTGTACCCTCGTGCACGGTGAGGGGTAAGGAAGACTAGGCGCCCGCCGTTAGGGAAGCTGATCTCTTGCATGCCGCTTGCCCGGCAGATGCGGGAGGCTGCGTCTTGGGATGCTTTGCCCGCGTACTGGAAGTCGTCGGCGATCTCGGAGTGCCGGTTGCCTACCCAGCCGACTGTCTGGCCTTCTGCTGCGTGGCCGAGTGCTTGGATGAGTTCGAGCTTCATGGTGGGCTCCTAAGTCAATTGGTGCCAGACGGCGGCAGGTGCACCGAACCGCCGCCCAGCGTTGCCGTCTCGTCTCCCGGGATCGGCGCCGGGCCGGACCGTTGGGCGGTCAAGTGTTGGGGTGTGGTGATCTACTTTGCTAGGCCGCGTTTTCTATTGTTGGTCGGCGTGCGTTTCGATCAGTGGGAGCAGTTGGAATCGAACCAACCGTGGACTGGTTTACAGCCAGCCCTGGCACCTTGCCTCTTCTACTCCCTTGCGTTCCATCCCTCGGTAAGCACGCCGTCAGATGCTTACTTCAACGGGATGGGCGCTCCGCAATTCAGACTTTCGCCCCCGGCTATGCGGCGTCCGTGGGTCTCCCCGGATTCGAACCGGGACTGTGCAGGTTTTGAAGCTGCTGTCTCTGCCGTTGGACTAGAGACCCTTGTGCCGGCGTCGTCACGACGAGCGGCGGTGCCGATGCATTCAGGTGTCCACCTGGCCCCGGCATAGCGCTTGACCCTGCGCGGGAGATACGTTCGCCTCCTGGGGGTGAGTGTTCCGTATCTGGGCATAATAAAAGCCGGAGACGCTTGGTGCGTTCCGGCTTGGTTTTAGTGACAGTTGACCTGTCAACGAGACAACATTAACACATCATGCGCGGGTGGCAACCTCTGGCTGTGGCGTGTCTGTTGCTACTCTGAGCCAGGTGATTTCGTTGCCGGTCCATTCGGCGCCGCATCCTTCGCATCCGGCCTTCCATTGTGATGGGTGGTTCATTTTTTCTTCGTCGTGGTTCCAGTAGTCCACCCAGAGGTTGGGTTCGCGTTCTGGGCCGTGGAAGCGTTGGTTGCAGGCTGGGCAGTTGAGTGTTGGTCGCCATGGTGGGCGTCGTTGGATGAGTGTTTCTTTGATGGCGTCGATCCATTCTTGGGTGACGCCTTCGAGGTATGCCTCCCATTCGCCTTCGATGTCTGCCCATGTGCTGAGCAGGGTGATGATGCTGCCGTGGTATTCGGTCCCGGTGCGTTCGAATTGTTCGGCGAGTGAGTCTTCGCGTATGCGGGTTTCGATTGCGATGGCGGCTGAGTTTATGGCGAGTCCGACGCCTTGGCCTCCGCCGCCTGAGTGGTTGCCGTGGGTGGATTTGCAGGCCGCCCGGAGTTGGACGAGTAGCGGGAGGGCGAGCACGAATGATCCGTCGTCGGCTCGGGTCATGTGCTCGTGGGTGAGCTGGTGGATGTTGTCTTTCAGGCTCATGCTTGGCCTCCTTTGTTGAAGGTGATCGGATTCGCTAGCTCGTGTGCGATGGCTTGCCGGTTGGCTTCGAGGATTGGTTGCATCCATGTGGTGGTGGTTTGGCCTTGTGGGTTGGACCATGCGCGGGAGTGGCAACCTGGGGCGCCGTTGTGGTTGATGTCGCATGTGACGAGTTCGTAGTGTTTTTCGTCCCAGCCCCATGCGATGACTGGTTGGCCCCAGTGTTGGCAGTCGCCTTTGTAGGGCTGGACTGGGATGGGTCCACGGTCACGGAACCAGCGCACGTTGCCCTCGGTCGTGTCCTCGATATGGGGGGCGGTCATCGTCGGGCTTCGATCAGTTCGACTATGCGGGCTTCAGCTGCGTTGACGTGGAACATGATGGCTCCGACAAGGAACAAGACTTCCTTGGTGTAGACATAGGCGATAACGCCCGCTATGACCGCCAGTGAGTAGATGAACTTCATGCGTTGCCTCCGAGTGGACTGATGGTGATGTCAAGTCCTGGCGTGTTGGTTGCCCAGACCTTTTTGATGTCCCAGTGGACTATGCGTGCGTCGTTGGTGAGGATGCCGGCTGATTCGAGGGCGTCTCCGATGGCGCGTTGCATTTTGTCGAGGTCTTTGGGTCCGGCTGGGTGGTCGTTGAATTTCGTTGTCTTGGGTTTGCGGATGCGGATTTCACCAGCGATCTTGACGGCTGTATCAATCGGTTCCCAGTTGGGTCCGGCCGCGAGTTTGGCGGCTGCTTTGACGGCGGCTCTCCACGCTGGCAGTTGCTTGTCTGACTCGACCAAGTTCTTTCCGTAGCTGTTCTTGCTGCCTTGGGATGCTGGTGTGCCGTGGGCGATGATGCGCAGGCCGGTCATGAGCCGCCGCCTTTCGATGGTCCCGCGAGGGCGTATTGCTCTTGGCTGCCGGGGTTTTTGCCGAACTTGATGAAGTGGATGAGGGTTGCTATTCCGTCGTGCTGCCATGTGCCGTTGATGAGCTCTACGCGGCATTTGCAGTATCGGCACTTGCCCTTCATGGCTGCTCCTTTTCGGCGAGGATGAGTTCTTCGGGCCCGTACCAGAGCGGGACGAGTGAGTGGAGGCCTGCTACATGGAACGGGCTGGGCCATGTGTTGTCTTTGCAGATGGAGGTGATGCGGCCGACACGGTCCCAGTGGTAGTCGCGGCGGTTGATCACGCGGACGGTATCGCCGAGTCTGAATTTCATGCTGTCCGCCTTTCGACATCGGCAGGGACGGGGACCAAAGATCCATCTCGTTCGCCCCATCGGCTCCGGAAGTGGTGGGCCATGCGGTAGATGTTGAGCCGTTGTGTCCAGGTCGTCCCCGGAAGATCGACGGCTGACCAGTAGCCGTTGGCTACCCATTCGCCAAGGCCGCCGTAGTAGCTCTCGTGGTAGTAGTCATCGACGTTGAAGACGTGCTTCCGGAAGATGTCGCAGTGAGCGCAGGCTTTGTTGGTGAAGAAGTCGCCTTCCCAGCTACCGGCTGTGCGGTGGTACGTTTCGCCGGGTTGGATGCGGCGTTGGCATTCGTCGCAGATGTGGATCTTGCGTGCTTTGACCGGCTTGTTGGCCGCGAAGTCTGTCATGGTGTTCTCCTTGGGTATGGCTAAGCCCCAGCGTTTGCCGGGGCTTCGTGGTCTTCTATGGGTGGTTCGTAATGGCGGCCGATCATGTCCGGTGGTCGTAGGCCGGCTTTGATGTCTCCTTGGCAGGAGCGGCAGTTGTGGGCGTCCTGGCCTATGTGTTGTTCGCAGGGTGGCGGCTTGGGCATAAGCTGCCGGGTTTCTGCTGGCCAGAAGCGTTGGTCGATGAGGAAAGCCCCGGGTGTTTCGATTTTTGGGTCGCGGGCTGCGCTGACTGCAGCCGCCGTGATGTCCGGGAATGGTGCGGGGTGGTTTGCGTTCTTCTCGAGGATCTTGAGCATGGCCGGTACAGACCACTTCGGTCTGAGTTGGTGTAGTAGGTTGGCCAGCGCTTTGGCTTGACTCTCGGTGATCAAGGGCTGCTTCCTTCCTTCAATCAAATGTCCCGGCGGCTCGCGTAACTTACTGGACGATTGATTGAGAACTTTCACCCATCTCTCTAAAAGCCAGCCACAAACAAAAGGTGAGATAGGCACTTAGGTGAGTAGCTATATAGGTGTTGGTGTTGGTGCTTATTTTTGGTTACACGTTTGCTATCGGTTTGCTATAGCGTTTTGTAAGCGGCCGCTTACAGTTCCGCTTATCCCGCTTATGCGCCATCGGGGACGTTCACGCACAGTTCGCAGTCCTCTTTGAACACGCCACGGTCAACATGCCAGCGCTTGTGGGATGACTCTTTGCCGCCCCTGGTGCCGCGTTCCCTCTTGTCTTGCCTGCGTTGGGCGATCTCCACTTTCGAGGGCTGGTGGCTCAGATAGTCGTGGAGTTGGTACCCGCCCTCGATCTCTTCGACCAGCCCAGCGGCGATGAGTTCCTTGCCCGGTTTGATGCCGCGCATGTTCAGTTCGTGCTTGCTGAACTTCCCGTCACTGGTCGCTTCGTTGCAGTCCGCTATGAGCTCGACGTGCAGCCGGAACGCTTTATCGGACAGGGTGCGGATCTTGCGGTGCCGCGGGTACTCATTCGTGAGCGTGAAGTACGGGCGGGTGTCCTTCGCCACGGCTACTCCTTTCTTGGTGGTTCGGTCATGCGACTCTCCTTAGTGCGCCCCAGTGGTCTGTGCGGTTGATGCGTAGGGTGCGGATGTGTTCGGCACGTTGGGCGGGGGTCCATTGGCGGCCGTCGTAGTGGCGTTTTAGGGTTTCGTGGGTGACGCCGATGGTGCGGGTGATTTCAGCGAAGGGGCACCCGTCGTTGAGCATGTCTTCGATGCGGCGCTTCGTGTCTTCGGGCAGTTTGGCTTTGCTGTGGTCCGATATTCCGAGTTCGTGCCTGATTTTGATGACCATGCTGATGGAGCAGGTGAGGGCGTTGGCGATGGCGGCCAGGGTCTCGCCGGCTTCGGACATGGCCTTGACTTGCTCGGGGTCGATGCGGCGTGTGCGGGGCTTACGTGGGACTGGTGGGAGGCCTGCACGGGCGCGGGCAACCTTGACTCGCTGAGGGTGGCACCCGAAGACAGCGGCGATCTCGTCAACGGTCTTGCCTTGTCGTTCGAGTTGGAGCAGCTTTTCGGTGTCGATCTTGGATGCGTGGTGGTGTCCGGGGTGGTGGACGCCTGTTCGTTCTCGGGCGGCCCTGACTCTGGCTTGTGAGCAGTCGAGCGTGGCGGCGATTGTTTTGACTGAGTTGCCTTCGAGGGTGAGTTGCTTGATGCGTCGGGTGAGTGCGTCGCCTGCTTCTGCTGCGGCTGCTGCGAGCCTGGCGCGGGCTTCGTCTAGGTCGGTGGTCATCGTTCTTCCTTGGGGTAGTTGAATGGGCGGGTTGGTGCGGTTGCGCGTTGTCGTTGTGCGCGCATGAGGTTGTTGATGGCTTGTTCTTCTGTTGGGCGGCGGACGGTCCGGCGTGCTCGTTCGTTGGCTTCGTCTTGCTTGTCCGCGGCTACGTGGTGTTCGCATCGGTGGTTGAGGCAGAGACCATGCGGGCCGCGGCACAGGAAGCAGCAAGACGTCGATGTTCCGCGGGTCATGCGGCCTGGTCCTTGGGGGTGAGGGCTTCAACGTTGGCTGGAACGTAGCCGCCCCAGTGTTCGTCTTGGTTGGTGTAGGTGACGGGGACTTGTGCGTAGTTGAGGCTGGTCACGAACTCGTACGCGGCGGGGTCCTGGGTGACGTCTACCTTGTGGAATGGCACGCCTTCCTTGGTGAGCTTCCGGACCATGGCGTCGCATTGGACGCAGGGGGTCTTCGAGTAGAGGATGACGGGTACTTGGTGCTGTTCGAGTAGCTGCTGTGCGTGGTTCATTGGGTCCTTTCGGTAGCGGCGCCCGACGTGTGGCCGGGCGCCGCTGGGCATGAAAAAACCGCCTCAGTGGGCGGTCGGGATGAGTTCCTATTTGCGGTGGATGAAGGCCGCGATGGCCATGCCGAGCAAGAAGAGCCCGATCATGATCCACGTGATTAGTTCATCGGGCATCAGAACGGCGGATCCTGGATAGGTGCGCCGCCCCAGGAGCCGTGGTCTTGGTTTACGTTGCCGCCGCCTTGGCTGAACGTGGCAGGTGGTTGTTCGTTCTGTGCGTATGCCTGGCCGTGGAAGGTCAGGTCTTTGCCAATGGATTCGACGCGGATCTCATCGGCGGAACGCTTCTCGCCTTCCTTTGTTTCGTAGTTCCGGGTGGTGAGTTCGCCGTAGACGATGACGTTGTCACCCTTCTTCAGCAAGTTCGCCACGTTCTCAGCCCGGGTGAGTTTGCCTTGGTTCCATGCAGCGCAACGCCAGAATTTGGTAGGTTCGTCTTTCCACTCGTTGGAGTGCTTGTCGAACTTGGATGCGTTGGTGGCGACAGTGAAGTTGACTACGCCGGCCCCGGATGGGGTAAATCGCAGTTCGGGATCCGCCGTCAGCCGTCCACGGATCGGCAGCAGGATTTCGCCGCTCATGCGCTGGCCTCTTTTGCTACTGGGGTTAAGGCGTCAATCCACTGCTGGGCTGCTTGTGGGGTGAAGTGGATGTGGTTGATGGGGCCCATGCTGAATTGGTGCTTGTTGTCAGATCCCTTGTTTCCGGTGGCTACGAGCTCGCCGGCGGTGATACTGACGCTGACGATGCCTTCTGGTCTGATGCTCATTGGGTGGGCTCCTGGTGGTTGTCTTCTCGGACGGATGCGAGGATTTTTTGTGCGTCTTCGGGGGTGATGCGGTTGGGGTGTTCCCATGTGGTGCCGATGACTTGCCCGGCGGTGGCGAGCATTGCGGGTCCGTCGCCTTCGTATCCGGCTTCGGTGAGTGCGTTGGTGATTGCTTGCCACTGGGCCCGCCACGGTTCGGTGGCTGGTTCGGCGAGGACGGTCACGGTGTGCTGCTTGACCTTCTTTTGGCTGATGCGGACTGGGATGGTGAACTCAGCCGGGATGTGCGACATGGCGATGACTTCGACGCCGCCTACCTTCTCGCCGGCGTAGATCACTTCGGGGTTATTGACAAGCTTCACGAGGCGGCCAATCCAAGTGCCTGACTCGACGCCCCATGCGTGGGCGATTACGCGGAGCATGCCCTTGGATGGTTTCCATGGCCGACCGTCCATGCCAACAAGGTCGATGATGACCGGTTTGGCCGCGTCACCTTTCCGCACGCTGGCGATGCTGGCGACGATGGGCGCGCCAGTCAGGTCGGAGGCGTTGAGTTGGTCTGACTTGGCGACCAGTGCTTTCGAAATGTCCATTGGCTATTCCCTTTGGTCGAGGATGTTCATGGCGGCTTCTGCAAGGCGTGTGATGAAGGCACTCCGCAGGATCGGGGCGTCTTCTGCTGAGACCCGCATCGCTGTCCCTTCAGGCCCGATGCACTTTGCGGCGAGGTCAGCCATTGCGATGGCCATCTCTCCGGTTTCCCTGAATGCTTGGGTCATCAGACGATCACGATCTCTGGATAGTGGTCGATGCGTTCGGTGTCGGGCATGTCGGCGGTTGCGGTTAGGTAGTCGCTGACCATGTTGGCGATGATGGTCTCTGCCTGGGACGCAGCGTCGAGGATGGCGGCGTGCCATGCGGGGTCCGGATAAACACGCTTTGTCCAGAGCTTCATGCCACCGCAATAGCTGGTGTAGTCGATCCAGGGCCGCCCGGTGACCAGCAGGCCCGTTTGTAGCTGGGCCATGTTCTCGCCGGGGACCTCATCAGCGAGGACCGTCCGGAGCTGGATCTTCTGTGTCCGCGACTTGGTTTCGAATAGCCCGTCGTCACCGATCAAGCCATCAGGAGAGAATCCGATCTTGAAGCCGTCGAACTCACGGACCATGAAGCCGAATTCGGTCACCTTGGCGTAATGCGTGGAGTAGACGTCTCTGGAATATGGCTCGTCCAACTGTCCACGTTCCATTGCCCGGGACTGCAACGTCGGCTCAACAAAGCCCGTGATGCGTTCGGCCGCGAGAGTCATGATGAGGCCGAGCGCTGTTTCGCTGGTGACGTCCGCGGTGATGACTCTGTCCAGTTCGCGGGCTGCTGCTGCCCGGGCTGGGTGAAGGGTCTTGATCGGTTCAGGTGAGCGCCTACCAAGGCATGGCCCGTTAGCTTCAGCGCCGCACTCGGGGCAGTCAGTTTCGAGTGCTGTTGGTTGGCGGGACGACACAAGGTTGCCGATGACGGATGCGGTGAGGATGCCGCATCTTGCTTGCAGCCATTCGTCCGTCCCTTGTTCGAGTTCTGGATAGGTGTGGAGTGTCATTGCTGCTCCGTTTCTGGGCATAAAAAATGGCCCTCTGTGGGGCCTTCGTATGGGATGCCTCGTTCACTGGCGAGGTTGGCGTATATGGGTTCTTGTTGCCGGGCGGTTTGTTGTCTGGTGTCCCGGTCTATGTGTTCTTGGAGGCTGCACATGGTGTGTCCTGCTCTCGGTCGCATCCGCATTTGGATGCGCCATCTGTCACTGGGTGGTGGGTGATTGCTTGGCATTTGTCGTTGTGGTGGTGGCCGCAACGGGTACAGTGCGGCCGGGACGTCACTAGCTGTCTTCTCCTACCGCGTCACGGATGGCCTGAACGGTGGCACATGGGTATATGACATACCCGATGCTGTTCGAGCACGCCTGACAAGCCACATCGGTTGTGTAGTAACCCGGCCCAGGCTCATGCAGTGCTTCTACGGCGTCCAGTGCAGCGTGCAGCTTGGCGAGGTCCGAGGGAGCGTGGGCGATTAACACGCCGTCATAGTCAGTCAGATCGACGCGTGCCACCGTTTCGCCCATGATGTCAAAGCGGTGCAAGTCGAACTCAGGGATGGTTTCAACTCCACTGCTGCCGTCATACCGCCACGGCCCGGGTGTTGCTGCTTCGAGGCGGGCTTTCATCTGCTCCCGGCTCACGCGATCACCTCAGCAGACTCGGACCCTGCCAAAAGCTTCTCAGCGGTCCAGAATCCGCCCACGAACGGGAGACGCCAACCATGATCGCCCTTCTGCGCCGGGTGGGGATCACCCTTGGCGTCCCGAAGGATCACGACGCTTCCCAATGGCAGCGCGTCGAGTTCTTCCGCTGTGGTGACCGTGCGGGGCTTCCGGTAACCAGCAGCCAGGATGTGCTCGGCCATCGCGCAATCTTGATGCCACGAGGTATCGATGCCGGGGCACTTTTCCAAAGCTTCCCCGAGGACTTCGGCCAGTTCGTCGCGTTCGGTGCTCATCAGAGGCCCAGCCTTTCCTTGATTTGCGTAGCGATGTTGCCGTAGTTGATTCCGCCCATGGGGGTTATGTCCGCGTTGGGTTCTGTCCACAGGGCTATGAGGTTGGCGGTGCGCTGCTCGTGCACCAAAGCCCGGGTGGCTTCTACCTGCGCCCACTCTGGCGAGTCCTCGTTGTGGCTTCGTTCGTAGTGCGGGTTGCCCGCCAAGGTGTCACTCATTGGTTTTCCTTCGTGAAGAGTTCTGTGAATAGTTCGGGCAGCGTTTCTGCCATGAGTTGGAGTTTGCGGGTGAGGACCGGAACAGGATCCGGGATTGTTGCAAGTTCAACCTGCAACACCGGCTCAGGATTGGCGGTCATCGCGCACCTCTGGTTGTTGGTCGCCGCTGATGGGGTATTCGCGGCCGGTCGCGCATCGGGCTATCTGGTCGTACCACCATGCGGGCAGGTTCAGGTCAGCGGCCGCCCAACCACCCGCCGGCATACCCTCAGCCGGACGCTGACGAACATGCGGGGCGCGACGCGGATTCCGGATCATGGCTGCTCACCAAAGGCTTCGTCAATAGCTTCGGCAATTGCGGCCACTGCATCGCACACGTCGTCGGTGACCTTGTCGATCATCTTGGCGTATCTCATCCGCTCGCTCATCATTCGCCTTTCCTGTAGCTGTCGGCGTCGTCCTCTGCCCGGGTCTGGGCTTCTTCCTCTATGGCGTCCCAGTCCACCGGCTCGCACGGTTCAAGGCGGGCGTCATGCTGGCGGGCCTTGTGGATCATGAGCGGGCCAGCAGCGCACACGAAAGCAAGCATCAGGATGGTCATTGGGTGTCCTTCTTCTTTGTCCAGAGTGCTGTTGCGCCGTGACGTCTCGGCCCTGCCTGTGATGGCATGTAACCGACGCGCTCAATATGGCCGGCGTTCCTTGCTGCCACGATTGCGCGGCCCGGCCAGGATGGGTGGTCTGGCTCTCGCATTTCTCTTCTGAGATCGTCCGCACTCACATATGGCTGAGTGTTCGCAAGGCCGATGATCGTAGCCACAGCATCCTCGTGCCATTGGTCCTTGTCTTGTTCCAGCGCAAGGGGCCTCATCGCGGCACTCGATCCAAGTCGTTATGTGTATGCAGCTCAATCCGAAGCGCCTTGACCGCCTTGGCCGCTTCGTCCAGATCCCAGAAGGTTCCAGCTCGGTGACGCTCTCCGTTGTGCCCTACATATGCCACAAAGGATCCGTTGGGCATCTGAGTGACGCCGCGCACCCCGGTCTTGCTGTTGCGGTGCGCTCCGTCTTTATGCTCCATGTTCTGCTTGTGGGTCACCGGGCGCAGATGCTCCGGATTCACGCACAGGGTGTTGCGGCAACGGTGATCCAACAGCTTGCTATCAGGTATCGGACCGACAAGTTGCTCGTAAGCGAAGCGGTGGGCGAGGTGCGTCTTGCCCTTGTTGCGCTCAGTGAATGTCCCGTATCCGTCCCGGCTTCCACCGACCCAGTTCCAGCAGCCAGGGCCCTTCTGGACCTTCATCCAGAAGCGTTCCTCCATGGAGAGGTAGCGGTTGGTGGTACAGACGCTTGTGTCTCCGTGGGTGTTGACTCGCCAACGGTGCATAGCGCACAGGCCGCCGGAGTGGACGGTCTTGTCACATCCGTCGATGGTGCAGCAAGTTCCCGGCCCGGTTGTGCGATTGCCGCGGGGCCCTTTCCACTGCTGAATTGGGGTCAGAGGTTTACCCTTGTACCGCTGCAGTGAATGGGCGGCGCACAGACCTTTTGCTTTGCGCGGCCGGTCACATCCTTCGAATTCACACACCTTTGCGGCTATGCTGTTCACAGAAGTTCTCCTTGATATGGGTTTTTCTGAAGGCGGTCACCGGGCATGGTGGCCGCCTTCTCCTTTTCGATGTTGCGGATTGCTTGCTTCGGCGTGGGATCCGAATGGGTGAGGATGCGTTCCAGGTCGAGGTCCGTCATGCGGGCCTGCCGTTCGCAGAGCATCCGGGCGATTGTCTTGGCAGTGCGCTTGCCGATGTTCGGAAAGTGCTCGTTCCTATAGGCAAGTACTCGGTTTTCGTAAGCGGTCAAAGTGGGCATGGCTGTCCCCTGTTTCAGCGTCTGCGGCGAACCACAGGACGGGTTTTTGGTGAGTTGCCCGATATGGGCTGGGTGCCGGCGCTATGCGCTGCAGCGGGGGTCTAGCTAGAGGGTGATTCAGCCGGGAGTTGAAATTCAGGCCCAAATTGAGCTTCTAGAACAGGGAGATACTTTGACAGAGGAAGTCCCTCTTTCGCGGCAGCTTCCCCAGCTTCTCGGATAGTCATTGGACGGGTGTTGCTGGCGGCCATCTTTGTCTCCTTCGAGTAAAAGGTTTACGCGCTCTTCATGAGGCGTCGAATGTTGTTGCGCTGAGTCTTTGGACGCTCAACAACCTTGGGCGTCGGTGTGATGAAGGCTTGATAGTCCGAAACGCGGATACGATACCGATTCCCATGCTTCGTAGCGGGGAGCTTGCCAGAGTTGATGCACCTGTACACGTAGTGCTCATCCATCCGAAGCCCCGTAGCGACTTCGGAAACTGTCATGAGATCGTCATCCATCAAACTGCGACTTCCTGGAACATGGGCGTGGCGTACTTTTCGGCGTAGAACTCTTCCCATACCTGATCGAATATCCAGCGGTCCCGCTCGGTGTAGGAGTTGATAGCGCGGATACCGCCGTTGACCTCATTTGCGGACTTTTTGGGAGCGACTCCGTAGTGGTCCTTGTAGGCCTTCGACACCCGCCGTCCGAATAGGGAACGAGCGCCTGCCATCTCCGATTTTGGGACTCCGTTGGCGAGAAGGAACTCCTCTGCATAGATGGGCATATCCAGCGGCTCGATCTCAGGCTCTTCACCCATAGCGCGGGCAATCACGATGCGAGCTTTGGAGTCAAGGAACTGCGCGTCAAGAATGGAAGGGCGGGCCAGATTGATAAGTTCGAGCTGGAATTTGGCCTTACGCTGCAACTCGTCCAGTTGGTCCGATGTAGCGCGAGGGTTGAGTGCCCCTCCCTCGTTGAAGTAGGAGTCCAAAGCGTCAGCGGCCTCATTCTGGAAGGCTTCAAGCATTACCCGGGCTTCAGGCTTGACGCGGGACGGCTCGATTGTTGCAAGCCACATTGTCATTGTGCGACGGTCAATCATCGTCATTTCTTGGAGGCGGCCTGATGCGTCGTGCGTTGAGTTCAACACAACGCACGCCCAAGACTTCCTCTTGAGCTTCGTCACCTGGCCGGCGAAGTCAACGCCTATGCCTTCGCATAGGTGGCGAAGGCTGATAAGCGTCTTGCCCTCGTCATTCATGGCGTGGATGGCGGTTCCATGGAATGGGATTTCGACTAGAGTGGTCATTAGATTCCTTATCTGGCGATTGGTTTCTCAGGCCCTCAGCTAGTGACGTAGCTGAGGGCTTCTTTATGCGGCGATTGACGCCGTGAAATCCGGGTAGCTGATGGCTTCACTGGGGATACCCATCCCTATGGCAAGTTTGCGAAGAGTTGCGGGGGATACCTGCCGTGCGCCCTTCTCGACGTGGGAGAGGGTGCTCTTCGAAATGTCTGCCCGTGCGGCCAAATCTGTCTGTCGGATTCCCAACGCCTCCCGGATCACGCGGACAGCGGCGCCGTTGATCCGTAATTTCATTGGTGTAGTTTCCATGGATTTAGCGTACGCAACTTCCCGCAACTTATGCAAGTTACGCAACTAAATTCTTCTATAATTCGCTAAATCCTGCGGGATTCTGCGTTGCAAAGTTGCGCTTAGTTGCGCTAGGCTCGTTGATATGAAGATCACGGCAGACGAACTACGCCTAGTGAGGGCGCACATGGACCTGACGCAGGCTGAGATGGCCGCCCACTTGGGCATATCAGCCCGAACAATCGTCAATTGGGAAACCAGTGGTGTTCCAGACTCAAAGACTGCACGCGTCCAGGCTGTCCTGCGGGACGAAATCGCAGAGGCCCAGGAGGTGCAGCGCTGGCATGAGGAACTTGCTGAGATGCCTATGCCTGAGCCGCCGGCCGATGATGAAAAGTCAGGCTGGCTAGCGAGAGAGCATGCTGAGCTTGAGGCTCGACCAGGCAAAAGCCCGGACCAGCGCAGAACTTTCCTGCTCCAAGCGTTTACGGACTCTGACTTGCTTGCCGAGTTGAGGACGAGGGCTCTACGGCGCGGTGACAGGACATCCACATGGGACGCTGCTCGCTTCGAGCGCTACCAGCAATTCGTGGCACCGAAATGGGAAGACCCTGACTACTCCCAAATGTCAGAGCATGATGCCTATGATCTGGCTGCGAGTAAGGGTGAGGACAATATTGGACATGACGAACTACCGCATGAACCCTAAGGTTCTTGCGGCGCAAATGGGGATCCGGGTGCGAACGGCTCCGGTGCCGGCCGGATGGTGGGGCGTTTACGACCACAAACACCAGTTAGTCACTCTTCGCCCCGGACTCATGGCGATCCAGTACGCCTGCACACTGATGCACGAGCTGGGCCATGCCCACTACTGCCATGTTGGTGTGACCCCTAAGCAAGAACTGTTGGCGAACCGATGGGCGGCCTACAGGTTGATTGAGTTTGACCGGATGGTTGAGGTGGCGGCCCACGTTCAGAATTCGGCGGCGGTGGCAGCAGAACTTGGGGTACTTCCCAGCGTGCTGGAAACCTATTTGAAGACGCTCACCAAGGTTGAGCTAGGGGCCCTACGCGAGGCAGCGCTACAGCGGGCTTCATAGCCGAGAGCGTGTTGACGCCGTCAACAAAATCCGCAAAAACGCCTTCCAGCCGATTCCGAAGAAGTAACCAATAGCCCCGGAATCTAGGCTCAAATCCTTTTATGACACGACATTACGCGGGGGTTCAAATCCCCCATTCTCCGCGTTTGGCCCCAGTCCTCGGACTGGGGCCTTTTGCGTTTCCGGAGCTAGTCCGCGTCAGCCTGTTGCTCGGCATCCTGCTGCTGGGCTTCAGCCACTCTCTCCAGGACTTCGCGGCACGCTGCAGTCGCCGGGTGGATGCGTCCTGCCGTGCGGGTGGAGGTGAAGACGGTCCGCTTGGGCAGGCCCGGAAGGTCCAGGAGCTGGACCGTGCGGCTCCGTCCTGTCCACACGAGATCCGGCATGAGTGCCACGGCATTGCCGGATTCGATGAGCCGGATCTGTGCTTGGAGGTCGGCCGTTTCGTAGCGGACATCAGGCTCAAAGCCGGCAGACCTGCACGCCTGCTCCGCCCAGTGCCGTGAGGCGGCTCCGCGCGGTTCCATAACCCACGGCATAGTGGCGGTGTCCGCCAGGGATGTGACAGTTTCGCCGCCCAGCCCAACAGGGGGAGTGGCAAGCCTGATGGCGTCGCTGGTCAAGGTGACCCGGTCCAGCCCACTGTGGTGCGGGGCGGCATGGCCGGGATATTGCTCGGCCACCACAAGATCGAAGTCCCGCGCCCACGTTTCGTAAAGGGCCGTTTCGGGCTCGCGCTGGGTCATTTCCACCCGAACTTCCGGGTACTCCTGCCGCATGATGGTGAGGAAATCCGGGAGCAAGGCCAGCGCGGCGGATTGGAAGACGGCCAGCCGAACGGTTCCGGTCACCATGGACAGTGACGCCGCGAGCTCGGTTTCGGCGCGCTCCAAGGTCTCCAGCAGGGCCGCGGTGTGGGCCACCAGAATCTCCGCCTGCGGTGTCAGCTGCACGCGGCGCCCGGCTTTTCGCAGCAGCTCTACTCCCGCTTCCTTCTCCAGGAGGGTCAGCTGCTGGGAGACCGACGATGGGCTGTACTGCATAGCGTCGGCTACCTCGGCGAGGGTTCCGCGGATCTTCAACTCGTGCAGCAAACGCAGCCTGCGGACGTCCAGCAA